GTTTCAACTTTCTGTGGTTGAGTATACGCTTCTTTAAATTTATTTGAGATATCTATTAGTGTTGTGTTAATAAATTCTTGTGAACTTGCAGTCATTTTCTGTTCAGCATTAGATAACGCCGTCATAAAATCTTTTTCAGCGGTCCTTTGTTTACCTGTATTCCCCTCAATACCACCAACAATATAATCTTCAACCGGTTGGCCTATTTGGGTAAATGTCTCTCTAACACCTTTTGTTGTTGCCTGTGCCGCCAAATTTCTTGTTAAAGTCGCTTGAGATTCCATCATTGTGCCAAATAATTTATCTAAAGGTTCTGAGGTTGCCTTACCATATTCAATGGTTTTCATATAACCAGCGGTGTTATTACGAATTTGTTCAGATACACTCAACTGATTTAAAGCAATTTCTTCAATACTTTTACTACCATCCTCTTGTTGTTTCTTCAAACTATCAATATCAGTTGCGGTTAGTTGATCCACCTGTTTTAATTCTACTTCACCTGTTTGTTCATTCTTAATATTAATCATCGCTTTACCATCCTTTAACTGAGCCATACCAGCAATCATCTCTTTGGTCTCATCGTCTGTAGCTAAAGAAGGGAATTGGATTTGTTTCATCTTCATATCGAAATCCGCGGCTTTAATCGACATTGATGCAAGTTCTTCCGCAGGTATACCCATTTCTTTTGCAATTTCTCTCATTCTCCTTTTAGAACCTGGCATAATTTCAAATTTACCATTTGCTTCATTGAACTTAGTAAATTCTTTAGTTACATTAAGGATTTCTTTTTGTAAACCTTCAGGGTCATTCGCCGCTAAATCCATAGCCCTTAATGGGTCTAATAGTCCACTTGCGGTAACACCTAATCTTTGTAGTCCCGCCGCCATTTCAATTGCTCCTTCTGGATCGTATATCTTGTCAGCAAACGTAAAAACTTGCTCCATACTGATACCCATACGTTCTGAAGTTGCCGCCATCTTAGCTAAACCTTTAATTCCATTATCAAAATTATATAGGTTCATCTTACCAAGATTACCAACCACTTTGTCAGAAACACCAGCAACTGATACTCCAACACTACGAGCATAATCAGTGACTTCCTTCATTTGTTCACCAACATCATAAACGGATACACCAACGTCTCTGAAATTAGTTGCCAATTTACCAATATCAACTCTAGAAACTTCAGCGGCTGCGGATAATTCAGTAATGGCTTCAGTACCTAATGTTGCGGTACTACCCATACTTTCCATTACCTTACTAATATTTTTTAATCCTTGTTCTTCCGTAATACCCATTTTCATTAATTCGGGTATTGTATCGGCTATTGATTGTTTAAATCCTTCTATAGATCCTTTTGTCGCACCAAACTCTCTTTGGATTATAGTGGCTCTTTCGTCTAATTCTTGGAAGGCACTTAAATCTGTAATGTTCATCGCGCTACCGATACCAGCAAAAGCGGTTTTCAACTTATTTGAGGATTCTGTTACACTTAAAGTCCACTTACCTAAATCGGCATTTAAATTTCCAACGACTTTACTACTACTTGAACTAAACCTATCGCCTTGGTCGATCGTCTTACTCTGCGCTTCGTAAAGTTCTTTGTATTTATCTAACTCTTTTTGAAGTTCCTTTTCTCTATCGCTCATTACACTTTTTTACATAAATATTTAATTATTGGTTTTAGTCTCCTCAATGTGTTTTTGGATTAAATACTTACGGACATATGTTGGCATATTCATGAACTCAGAGTACTGTGTCCTGAATAATCTAGAGAAATAATAAAATTCGTCTAAGATTGTTGTCTTATATTGATAAGAAAGGCCGAAAAAATTCCACCCCAAAAGCGATATCAATTACCACTTTTTCTCCTGACGGGGCGATTACTTCTTTTGATAGGTCTAATCTTGGTTCATTATCCAAAATAAATCTTCTAATAAATTTAGAATCGGAGATTGGCATTTGTTCAACAAAGACACTGATTTTATTTTTATCTTCATCACCATCAATCGCCACAATGTGTTTCAACAATTTAGTTGTTACAACAGGTGCAGTTCTTTCTGAAGGATAAGACTTTACGATCCTATCAATTTCAATTCTATCTAAAACATTTAACAGTTTTAAAGTAACCGTTTTTTTTGTTATAGGTAATACCGTTTGTAGATAACCATTTTCATCAGGCTCTACATTTGTTTTTTTATAATTTAATTCATCAAGTAGAATTGTAGTGCTAAATCTTTCATCAGTCACAGGATCAATAGCCATTACTCTATATTCAGGACCAAAAGATGTGTTACGTAAAAAAAGTAATACCGCTTCAATATCACCATCCAAAAGTTCTTCAGGTCTGATGTCTCTTTCGTAGATTTTATTTCTTAATAAAGGTAAGATAATACCTTCATTAATGTTTTTCTTATAATCAACTTCAGCCAAGACATTTTCATCTGAGGCAGTTAAATAACCAACTTTAATTGATTTCTTTTTTGATTTGTAAAACTTACCTTGTGTTGGTAATTGGATCACATCGTGTGGTAAATTAAATTCCGCCTGTCCTGCAGCATATATATCTTGTTCCATAGTTATTTTCTTTTATAATTAAAAATAAAAAAAGACCGTAACTAGTAAAGTATACGGTCTTAGTATTATTAATAATATTAGTAATTTTTCAATATACCAAAATACAACGATCCATTCTCATATTCGCAGATATTTTAGCGATTCCATCACTTGAATAAGATAATGATCCACCGTCATATCCTGTCAAGAATGTACCTTCTAAAATCCATTTCTCAACAACAACACCTGTTGGGTCTAACATCTCAAGGTCAACATTCTTTTTGTAACCCGCAGCATAACCCATACGTCCTGTTACTGACTCAGCACATAAACGAATCCATTCCATTACCGCTTGAGACGCTGAAGGTCCGATTGGGTCACGGAAAGTAACCGGAAGTTCTTGCCATGTAAATCTACCAGCAACATATGTTGAAGTATTTAAGAATTGAATTTCTGTTGAACCGATTTGTAGTTTTGGTCTGGAAGTCGTCTCAACATACCACTCATTAATACCAAGTGATGATGGAAATCTCAAAATCCATCGGTTCTCCCTTTTCGGTTCGTAAGGGATCGGCATTTTCATTAACAAATCAGCCATATCTTATTTTTTAAATTTTTCTTTTATTTTTATTATAAATAGTGTGAAATAAAAATTTTTCTATTTACTTCAATTATTTTTTAAATTATATCTCTACTAGACCCAGTTAAATTAATATTTAGTTTTCTTTCCTCCTCCAGTATGATAGATTTCTAAACCAGATTCATCATCAAAATGTTTCTTCATTGCTTGAACATTCCTTAAGTCATCATCTGAAAAACCAATATAAGGAACAAAATAATTGCTAATCTTATTTTTCATAAATGCCTTTTCTTGTAATTGTCTAGAAAGGTTTTGAACATAAGTCATAAATTCTTTCATTGCATCTACTTTTAATTGTTCAGGGTTGGCAGCCGAACCTTGACCGAAACTTACAGGGTGATATCTATTCATATCTAAATAAGATCGTACTAGTTCATCGTCAGACAAATCTTCCTCATCAGCCAATTCTCTATACTTTTTTAAGTTTTTAACCAATTCTTTCTCACTAATACCGTGTTTGTTTTTCTTAATAAGATTATAAACAGCATTTTTAAGAATGGTTGGGGTGTGTCCCCTTGCTGTAATGATTGAAAAGACCGACCCGTTATTAACCGCTTCGACAAAATCACTCCACGCTGGTCCTGTAGGTGCTTTCATTGCATCTCTTAAGAAACCTTCATCACCAGGCACATTGAAGTCTCTGAATGGATTTTCATCAAAACCAACTATGGTGTGTCCCTCATAATCAAAAGGTTCTTTTCCGATTTCAGTTCTGTATTCCGCAAAATCTTCTGTGGACATACCAACAACTTTACCCTTATCGTCTTTAGTATAAATCTTTGTTGGCATATACATAAGGTTATCGTCCCAATCAAAAGCATAATACTTCATCGTAGGTTTCATTTGATCGTGAATGATCTCTGAAATAATCTGTTTAACAACTTTTTTGTAATTCATATAAATAAATATCACTATAAATAAAAAAAGGGGAAACTTTCGTCCCCCCTTTTCATATGAATATAAACCAACTTATATATTCTCAAACGATGCTCCTGTCGGAGTAATGTAGAATGTGATGTCGATGAATTCAAGTGATCTTGTAGGTTTGATATAAATCTTACCTGTCAATTGGTTTCTATCGATATCTTCAGGATCGTTGGATACAGTAACTCTAAAGTCATATAAACCTCGATCTCTTCTGATTGCATCTAAGATTGGATTAACCGCGTTTAAGAAATCTTGTCTTACTTGTGCGTCGTTTTGTTCAAACAATAATCTTACAGATACTGCTGATATCAATTTACGAGCTTGTAGTAACAATCTTCTTACGTTAATTCTGTCAAGAGCAGATTCTCTAACTTGTAAAGTTTTGTTACCCCAAATTACTGTACCTACATCAGAGAAGGTTGCAATTGGGTTAATTCTACCTATGTAAAGAATGTCTCTATCTTCTTGAGTTAACTTCTTACGAGCTTTAATACAATTAACAATACCACGAGTGTAACCCGCTGCCGCGAACCAAGGGAATGCGATGTTATCTGTTAATGCCAAGTTTCTCGTAACCTCTGCCGTTGGTGGGATGTAGATTTGAGTGTTATTAACACTATCTCTTGTCAATACCCACGGATAGTAAGTAGCGGTGTAGTTAGAGTCAATTCCTGTGTTGTCTAAGTTGTCAACCGCCTCAGTTGGGTAGATTAAATAATCTTGTCCGTTAAGAGAAGGAACATACATATCAACGTCAGGTGTAGTACACACATAAAGTGAATCCGCTCTGTTGAACTCAATCATCTCAATTGCCGACTCAACCAAGTTACTATTGTTAACATAATCAATACCTGGTGTTACAAACACGTTGATGTTTACCGCTTCAGGGTTTGCAAATGTTTGTTGACCTAACAAGTATGCGTAGTAGTCAGAGTTTGCGAAGTTTTGAGTTCCATCACCTAAAGAAATTTCTTTAAATGCTCCCCATCCTGTAGCGTTAGGGTATCTTGTAGAAGGACAAGCCCCTCTTAAGAATCCAGCTCTACCGATTTGGAAGTTATCAGTGTTTGTTCTCCACTCTCTGTAGATATCCCATCCGTCAAAACCACCTTGTACTAAGAATGTGAACTTACGAGCGAACAATCTATAGTAAGCGTTTGTTGGTAATTCAGGATCAGTAATGAATGGTGAATTACCACAGATGAATCTTGGGTCACCACTTGTTGAGAACTCAGGTCCGATTGTTAAACCACTTGCGTTTACATCCATGTGGAAACCAGCTGATCTGTAATTAAATGGTAAACCATCAATATCACAAGTGTTGATTGGGTTTCTCTTACCAACATATTCGAAGTATGCTGGATCCCAACCTAAACTATTAGATATACCTAAGTAAGTTCTTCTTACGTTATCTCCTGGGCTAATTAAAGCGTCATCATTACCCGTTGATAAACCAAATGGTGGGTTATAAATAACTTCACCAGGGAAGTCGTATTTACCTTTGATAATTGGGAATGGTGAACTAGCACCCGCATAATTTCTAAAGTTGAATCCGTTAAATCCACAAGGTAATGCGTCGATCGGAGCGTCTTCACTCATTTCAACCATAACATATTTAGAGTTCAATGCG